TTTTTTTTTCAAGCAGAAGACGGCATACGAGATTGGTCAGTGACTGGAGTTCAGACGTGTGCTCTTCCGATCTTAATACTCTCTTCATGAATCAATCCTCAGCAAGTTTAGCAAAGTAAGAGAGGTCGGGGTCTTCGTCCTCTTTCAATGAGTCTACACTAGAACCAAACCCACTGTTGAAATCAGGGGTCGATGCTTTAACTGTCTCCTCTACGTTGAAGACTGGTTCCTGCTCTTCCTCTTCCTGCATACGAGCAGTGCGAGTCTTACCAAGTACCATATTCAAACGTGCTTCAAGATCAGTATAGGACTTGAAGTTCTTCTGATCAGTGAAGTCAGAGAGGGAATACTGACTGTTGTAGATCTCTTCCAGACGATCGTCTTCAAAGTCTCCGAGAGTGGCAGCACTACCAAACTCAGAACGATCATAGTTCCAGTAACCGTCTTGCTTGACGATCTTCAATTTGAAGTCAGCACCTTGCCAGAAGTCAAAAGGATTGATGGGTGTCTCATCCTGGAACTGAGGTTTCATTGCCTCAACAATCTTATCGTGGATCTTCTTACCATACTTGTAGAGGAAGACACGACCTTCGTTCTCAGGATGCAAAGGATCCTTGACAACGTAGATGTTTGAGTAGTAAGACAGTTTACGCTTCTGCTTACGTGCAATCTCTTTGTCTGAATCCAAACCGCTGTTCCAAAGAACACGATTCAGATCACCAACAGGATCTTTCTGGTTAAGAGTGGTCAATGAGTTCTCAATATACCAACCACCAGTGCCTTGGAATGCGTGACTCCAAATCTGTGCCCAAGGCAAGTCTTCGCCAGTGGGAGCAGGAAGGAAACGAATCACAGCGTAACCGTTACCTGCCTTGTCTACCTCTGGTTTCCAGAGGCGTTCATCGGGACCATTACCTCCCGAACCCTTACTCATCTTGTCCAGTTCCTTAGTCAACGCAGCGATGGATCCGCTGGACTTTTTGAGTGATGAAAATGACATCGTATTCTCCGTATTGTTTGTATTTGGTTTGAATGTTGGGTCTTACGCATGAGACGGTCTCCCGCCTGGCTGCCCAACGAATGTATAGTATCAGTCTGTGGGGTCGGTGTCAACCCCTGATTGCAAACTCTTTTTCCACCCAAGCAATTTAGTTTCCATCACTTGGAGGATTTGTAGGAGATTGCCTTCTCCGTTGGTGTAAAGATTAGACACAGTGTCGATGCGTTGCTTCATCTCTTGCACCTCAGACTCTTTGTCACCATCTTCCTCAAAATAATTTGCCATCATTTCTATTCTAGAATAGAATACTTTCTGCTTGGCGATGAGTTCAAGTGTCTTATTTATATGTTCAATCTTCATATCAGTATCAAAACCCCCGAAGTCCTGAGACATTCGGAGGAGTTCTGTGTATGTAGATTGTAAGTCGTTCAGTTCTTCTTGAACGATTTCTGATTTAAAAAATTCTTCTGTCATAGTTTAACTCCTGCGAGATCTGATGCGTTACCTACTACTCTTGTGTATAAATGCAAGGTACCATCCTGTTTGCATTTCAGATGCCAACGAGACATCTGCAATACTCCATCATATGTAGCACCCGTTAGAAAGTCTTCCCCAGATTTGAGGATAGACTTATACAATCCATACCTTGTTTCTACTACACGAAATGCATCATCGATCCAATCATAGTGGGAGGACTCCCCTGCTGGTCCGTTTGATGCAGTTGAGGTGTTGTGCATTTGCTTTGATTTTATCTTTAAGTGGTTTACTAATTAATTTACTTACCATTTCCAACTCAATCTCATACTCTTCACAAACAGATGCTACTGCTTCGATGTAATTGATGAGTCCGCTGTTGTTTTGTACTGTGTGTTCCACCAGAGCACTGAACTTGTTCTGAGTCATAAAGTTTTCTTCTAGTTCTTTCATCGATTAATACTCTCCTGGAAGTAACGGTATTCTTTGATCCATTTACAAAGAGTATCGATGTAAGGTATCTTATCATACTTTTCAACAACTTGCATCTCTCCGTTCTCAGCAACAGAAAGTGTAACAAGTTTCTTCACTTCACAACCAGTCAACTCCCAATACATGTATGCATAAGCAGATTCCTGTACAAAATACTTATCAAGAAACGATTCTTTCTTCAAAGTACCTGTTGTTTTGAAGTCAATGATTGCTAACTCACCATCAAACTCAGCAATACAATCAACACGACCAGCAATGCATAGATCAGTAGAATAAAGAGGGGCTTCAATAATATGAATATTGTCAATACGATCGAGAGTCTCACGAGCAAACCCAAAAAGGTACGAGGGTAAACCTTTGCTTTCCTTAACCTTTTCCAAGTCGCCTTTAAGATAGTTTTCAACGATGCCATGATACTTTGTTCCTCTCCATGATGATGTACGTCTGATGTTCTGTGCCTCAGTCCATCCTACTCGCTGTTCCCACTTACGAATGCCTTCAATAGATTGATGACCAACAACAGTAGTTACTGATGGATACCAGTCACCATTAGGTGCCTTATAGAAACGTCCCTTTTCACTAGTCCTACTTTCGAGTTCATTGATCTCAGAAGCAGGACCCACATAACTAAATGTCTTCATTAACTAAATCCAAGGTTGATTTTACTGACCAGGTACTCGCGAACGAGTCCAGATCTAACGATGTCTTCGATACCAAACTCAACACATTCAAATGATGGCATGGTCTGTAAGATCTTCATGAAGTCTAGCACACCTGTACGTTCATTGCTCTTAATAAGATCCGACTGAGTGTAGTCACCAGAGAAAATGATCTTTGCATCCTCACCAGTACGTGTGATGATTGAATCAAGTTCGTGGAAGTTCAAGTTAGAGAACTCATCCACAATGATAATACATTTGTCAAGGGTTACACCACGAATGAATGATGTTGACCAGAACGAAATAGTCTCTTGTGCTCTAAGATTATCATAGAGCATCTCAAACTGATTGTCATCAGGCATAGTGAACATGTACTTAACCATGTTCTTATAAGGAATCTGATACAGATTACTCTTATCCTCATGATCACCAGGCAAGAAACCAATCTCTCTGGTGGGTACCAGGGAGCGAACCATGTAAATCTTATCGTAAGGTGTCTCGGGATCTAGTACCTGTTGCATTGCAAGGTAAAGACTGATGAAAGTCTTACCAGTACCAGCAGCACCGTGTAGAACTAAGTTTTTACCCTCAGCGTATGCTTCAAACACCTTCTCCTGATTTTCAGTAAGGGGTTCAATAGTTTTTAGATGGTCTAAGTTAATTGGTTTCTTCCTACGCATCTGCTTTGCAGTCATGTTAGTGTTAGGAGTCTTACGCTTACGGGCAGCAGGCATATCAAGTATATCGTGAAAGGTTTGCTCGGGGGTGTTCTGATTGAATCTTAGACATTACTTCTTTGAAACCGTCAGATTGTTTGGGTTTACCATAGGTAGTGCCAGCGATACCCGCTTGCCAATCCTTATCCCAGTCAGGGTTGTCTTTTCTCCACTGATCATATGCTTTCATAGTCATGGAGAACTCTTGCTTGTCGCCTGTGTTCTTATTTATTACGTTATATGTAGGCATTAGTTCTGAGGTAGTGGTGTAATTGCTGTTACCTTTGCAGATGGTTTTGATGCTTCAAAGACTTTCTTTGCTTCTATCGCACAAGAACCTTTAACATCTTCGGTAAGTCGTCTGCTACCCAAGGTAGGCAACCTGTATGTAACTCGATAGGGATACTGTTTCATCATTACTCAATCTTTAAACATGGTTGAAGGTCGTCTCTATATGTATCATTACATTCACAGTCCTCTGAGCACCACCCAAGCGCCTCTGAGACGACGGGGAACTGGCATACGAAGTGTCGCTTGCAGAGTTCTGCAATCTCCATGTGCTCCTTCTGAGTACCGTTAGCGGTACGCAGATTTATATAATGTATCCATGACCTGAGATTTCCTGTCATGTAAAGTTTAGTTTGTACTGCCAATGGGAGTACAAAACGAGCACACTCCTTTGCAATACCATCATCAAGCATCTTCTTGTACAGATCCATACCACTCTCAAAGTGATGTTGCATTAAGATCTCATACTTCTGAACCAAGAATGGATCTACATCATTGATACTATTCTGACGGTTCTTAGTGTCCTGTCTACGCAACTCAGGCAGGGAGATCTTATCTCCGAGGGCAGATGAATCTGCATAGCGTTGTGAAAACTCTTGGAAGCAGAATGAACGGTGCCTCAGGATCTGAGCTGCCAGACCACGAGTCGTCTCAATCTGCAAGGTCATTGATGCTTGCTCAAACACAGACCAATGCCCATGCTGAATACAATACTTCAATAGACCTGCAACCTTAGGGTTGGTTTGGTTTGCTGGGTTGCTTACTCGTGCAATGTACCCAATAGTTTTCTCTGCATCAGGTGTTACAGAGATCAAGCATACTTGTGGTTTCATTTGAATAATGTTCGGAAAAGAATATAAAGAGCGAGTGATTTGACATAACCAATAGCAGGTAGTCCAAACAAGAACGGCATAGATAAGTTCCACGCCACCCATACAATGAAGGGTGCAAAGATAACACCTACAATGCCCGTTAGTATACTAACAGATAAGTCTTTTGTCTCTGCACTGGGGTCCTCTGAATTGTCATCTTTATTCAGTTGAACCGTGTACATGGAGTTCTTCATTTCTTATTCTTAGTAACAGGTGCTTGTTGTGCTCCCCATAGTTTTGGGTTTGCCCGACCCTCTGACTGAGTGAACTTAATAAAGTCTTTCTTGTACTTGTCGTAGTAATAATCAAACATTTCTACTTGGTTTCTACCAATAGAAATATCATAGTGACTGATACCATCGATCAGATACTCAACTAGGTATGCGGTGTAAGGTAATGTCTTGTCTAGTGAGATAGAAGGATCACAATCTTCATGAATGATCTTCAACTTCTATTCCCCCAGTTGATTTCAGGAAATGCCTCTTGGACACATGATTTGGTAACTTTAAAACGTTTACCCAGGACTTTATCCTTTGCCTTGATCAGTACATCTGCTTCATCAGGATGCAATCCTTCTAGAAGTTGGATAAACATTTGCTCACGCTTCATTGGTTTAACACTTGAACCACCCTTAAAGAAGTGATGCAGGATGCGCGATTCATGAATCAGATTAGTATGTTCAGTGCCAGCAGGTGCTTCATTCTTATTGAATGGAGGAGCACCCTCAGGCATGAGTGACACAATGGATTCATCATAATTAATGATGAGGATCATACGCAACGCTGCTGAGTTGTTCTGTTGCAGAATTTGAATCTTTTCTGCCTTAGTCTTTGCGTTGTGTGCCTTTTGTAGGATCTCAGAGATAAGTAATTTCATTTCAAAAATCAGTAATGTGGTCTAGCATTTCTTTCAACTCATGCTTACCGAAGTAAACATACATCTGACCTCTACCAGGAGGTTCAGTAGTTTCAAATGTATTTAGGATGTCATCATTGACCTGCGATGGAATGTAATCAAAGTCAATTAACTTTTGATTACGTTCGTAGTTCTGAGTAGTAATGTCATCACAGAATTGTTCAGGTGCCATCTCCAACCATCGTTCAATCTTTACCTTGGACAATGGTCGTTGACGCTTACCAGCAACAAAGGTATCATCATCAGAAAGATAGTTGGGAATACCATCTCCACGATCACCCTTAATAATATGTTCGAGAAGATACTTCTTAGGGTCTAAGCATTCAACAAACTTCTTTTGTACAGGATTAAACTGATCAACAAAATTATATCGTTGGAGTTGCTGGAAGTCTTTGTCCCCACTGAGGATGAGTACCTTCTGTGGTGGTTGCATATTGTTTTGCAACCTGATGTTTCGGTGTGCTTGGTCCTTTACCAGGGATGCAATCACATCATCTGCCTCAGCACCATCTACTTCAATAACTTTATAAGGAAGGAACTCTTTGATCTCATCTCGAATATGATTCAAGACTTCAAAGATTTCATTCCAGTCGAGAGATGATTTCTCTCTGTCCCGCTTACGAGTACCTTTGTAGTAAGAGAACTCCTTACGTCGCCAGTAATGCTTACTGTCATAGCAAAGGACTAGTTCTCCATACGTTTTATGAAACTTATTACGATAGAAACGTAATGAATTTAGAACCATATGGCGAACTAGTCGCTCGCTAAGTTTAGAATCGGTACTTGTCAAGGACACCATCAGGTTGCTGATGCAGACCTGATTCATATCAACAAGAATCATTAGACCTCAATCGTCTTCGTCTACCATCATATCATCTTCTTCGTCGAGGCGCAAGTAGATGAGAGGTTGATCTGTCAACTCTCCATTTTCATCATACATTTCGGGATGCATGACGACTCTGGCATAGTCCGCTCGATCAACCCAGATGTCAAAGACATGCTTCAAGTTCCACGATGCGATGAAACCCAAAGCAAAACTTCCTAACGTTAGGAAGAAAGCGATGTAAAGAAATGATGCATCTGCCATAACGGTTCTCCCTATGTTAATATTATTTAGTACGTTTTTTAGTAAGCGTACTTCCAAGTTTACGACCAGGTTTACGTTCTGCATGGTACTGCCATGCATCTTCAAGGATACTATACAAGTAGTCCTTGATCTTACGTGCCTTTGGTTTGGGAATGTGACCGTATGCTTCTCGCAACTGTTTGTCACCACCTTTGATGTAGTCTTCCAACTCTAAGACAGTGAAGTTTAGATTGGCAGCAGTAGTAGACTCAATGAAAACATTGGTCTGCCGCCTCGTCCACTTGTTCATCTTCAAGTATGGATATAATTTGAAGAGAAACTTTTGCTCTGTCATAGCAAGATCAATTGATCTTTCTATTAATTGATAGAGTTCTTCTTCATTGATGTCAGTCATTAGATAAATGAGTTTTCACGGAGATACTTAACTGCTTCGGTGCAACCACCGATGCGTTGTCCATTGATTAATACCTGTGGGAAGGTAGCACCAGCACCAAACTCTTGCTTGAATTGTGTGCGAGTGAACTGCTGGTCCAGGACATGCTCACTATAAGTCCAACCACGCATTCTGTAAACCTCTTTGATCTTGGTGCAATATGGACACCCAGGTCTCGTGTAGATGACTGTGCCGCCAGGATTATTTGCCATGATAATTATTAATAAAGATTAAAAAAGGGGAGCAATGCTCCCCCTATATAGCATCAAGTTATCTTGAAGATCAGAAGGAATACTTCACACCCAA